AGGCAGCAGGCAGCTCAAAGAAAGGGTTGCTGAAACAGTTGGCGGCGGCATTGGGTGTCAATGTCGTGGAAAAGGGTGCTATGGCGGAGCTTTACGAGGAGCGCAGCAAGGGCAGTCTTTTTTGGAACGCCTTTAACTCCCTTGAGGAGATTTTATACAAGTATGACCCGATTACGGGGCGCTGGCAGTATGAAGCGAATGAAGACAAGGTGCGTGAGTGCCTTGAGGACTTTGTTTCTATCATCACCAGCATTTTGACCGGGAAAGAAAGTATCACGAAAGCCATTGAAGCTGACCGCCCGGAGGGGATTGAAAAGGCCGGTAAGAAAATGAGCACCAAGAACAAGGATACACTGTCGGGCATTTATGAAAGTCTCGGCACATTCCTTAAAGAGTTCGACGACCCGGAGGAGAACCCGGACGATGAAAAGAATAAATCCAAAGAGGACGAGACCGGGGCGGAGGACGACAAAACCAAAAAGAAAGACGAGGAGGAAAAAGAAGTGACTAAACAGGAAGTTGAAGCGATTGTTACAAAGTCCCTTGAGGCTGCTATCGCAAAGGCTATGGGCGCAGGCGAGGCGGACGACAAGGGCGAGGCCGCAGCACAGGCGCAGGCAGCAGGCGTTGAGAAGTCCGAGGAGCTTACCCCAGAGAGTATCGACGCAATGGTACAGGCGGCAGTAGAAAAGGCTCTCAAGCCGCAGGAGGAGCCTCATGTTACTACCGAACAGGTGCAGAACATGATTACCAAAGCGGTTGAGAACGCTACCGCCTCTGTTCTGAAAAGCAGAGGGCTTCCGAGCAATTTCAACGGCGACGGAAGTGTACAGAAGTCAGCAGGTGAGGAACATTACCTGCACGGCATTCTCTAATACAACATAAGGAGGAAAAACAGAATATGAACAGCAACAGCACAATCATCAGAAAAGCGGCCATTTCCACTGGTTCGCTCACTTCCGGGCTGCTTAACCCGGAACAGGCCCGAAAGTTCATTCAGCAGACTTTCGACGCTACCAACCTCGGCGGCCTTATCCGCCATGAGCAGCGTACCGCAAAGACTGGCGAAATCGACAAGATTGGTATTGCCAGCCGTATTGTCCGTAAAAAGACAGAGAACACAGACGACGGCTATCGTGCAGGCGTAAACACTTCCCAGATTGAATATGCGACTACCGCTATTCGACTTCCGTGGGAAATCACTGAGGAGAGCCTGCGTGAGAACATCGAGGGCCAGAACCTCGAAAAGATTATCACCGACCTTATGACCGCACAGCTCGGTGTTGACCTTGAGGACTTGTACCTCAACGGTAACGAGGGTGCCGGTACCGCAAAGGCGTTCTCCGCTACGGAGACTTACAAGGCCGGTGATACCGTAACCTACAACGGCAGCGTCTACGAGTTCCAGAAAGCACACGCAGCAGGCGCATGGAATGACAGCGATGTGAGAGAAATCGGTGAGGCCGGTGATGTTGATTTCCTTAAAATCAACGACGGCTGGCTCAAGCAGATTGGCAACGGCGGCCATGTACTCGACGTCTCCACTCAGAGCGATATGAGCCTCGATATGTTCTACAAGGCACTCGGCTCTATTCCGAACAAGTACAACAACGGCAAGCTCCGCTGGCTCATGTCTCCTAAGAGAGCGCAGGAGTGGGAACTGTTCCTGCTTAACAAGGTTGTAAATGCAGGTGGCGCAGTGCCGGAGAGCGTTTACAGCAGCCCGGCTCGTATTCCTACTGTTGAATGCCCGTCTCTTTCTGACGACCGCATTCTGCTTACCGACCCGAAGAACCTTATCGTCGTAAACACTTACGATGTGAAGATTCGCAAGACCACAGAGGGCAAGGAAGCAATCATGCAGGATAAGCGTTTCTACGTTACCCATTTGGACTACGACCCGATTATCGAGGAGCTGGACGCTACTGCCATGATTAAGCTGAAATAAGGAGGGCTGGCCTATGTATCATTTGAGACTGATTAAAGCCCTCTCTTATACCGGCCGCGTAAGCGCAACACAGAAGAACCCGGACACCTTTACGGAGGATAAGGCTATTGCGGACGACGCAGTAGCCTCCGGCTATTTCACACTGATTGAGGACGAGGCAGAGGAGGAGCAGCAGGAAGCCAAGTACCACCTCGATAAGGCGCAGCTCGACGAAATGAAGTTCGACGACCTCAAGAAACTTGCGGCTGACATGGGTATCGACATCACCGGCATTAAGAAAAAGGCCGACCTCGTGGACGCTATCGCAGCCGTTGAGGTTGAACCGGGAGAGCCGGTGGACGATGAAAACGAGGTTGACTACGGCGAGGACGCAGGCAGCCCGACAATGATTGAGCTGCAGGAGCAGTAACAGGAGGTGCAGACATGGCAGACAGACCGTGGGTTACACCAGACGAGGTAAGGGAGTATTCCGAGATACCAGCGGTTCAGAAGCGCAGCGACGCAAGGCTCACGGTGGATATTGCGAGAGCGGAGCAGTATATCATCACATATACGCACAATTCATTCAAAGATATGGAGGAGGTTCCGCAGGCGGTCGAGACGGCAGTTCTTATACTGGCGGAGGCTTACGCTCACAATGCCATTGTCGCAGCCAAAGAGGTAAAGTCGGAGACATTCGACGATTACAGCTACACCGCAGAGTCAACGCAGATACGCGTAGAGGCATTAGACCTCGCCGCCCTGCTTGACGACTTTGTTATCACGGAGCCGAGAAACGGCGTAACACTTCGCATGAGGAAATTGTAGGGAGGTGCTGAATGAGTTTAGAGAACCTTTTGAACCACACCTGCAATATTTATCACGCAAGGGAGGAGCAGAAATCACCCGGTTACGGGTTGCCTGCCTCTCCCTCTTTTTATTACCCGGAGGAGCCGGACGTTGCGGAGCAGGAGTGCCACTTCGGAGTGCGCTCGCAGAGCGTCACTATCACGCAGACGCAGCCGGTAAACATCATGGACGCAAAGATAAAGCTCACACTTCCAATCGGGGCAGACATTCGCCTAAACGACAAGATTGTGGACTGCAAAACCGGGCTTGAGTACACGGCAGAGCAGCCCGTCGATGTAAGAGGACATCACCTATTCGCCTATATCAAGAAGATTGGGGAGGAGAAGATGTTATGAGCAGGTTATACATCGACATGGCAGAGCTCAAAGAGTTTTTCGGAAAAATGGAGCAGTTTGCGAAAGGGCAATTCAAAGAGGAGCTTATCGAGTATGTAGATACGATAGGCTTTGATTTTTTGCGGGTTGTGCAGGACGAAATCGTGCGCCGCAAGGTTATCGACACAAGATTGTTGCTCGCCAGCTTTGAAAAAGGCAGTGCAGGCAACATTTGGGAGATTGCCGACGGAGGGCTGACGCTGGAAGTCGGAACCAATGTGGAGTATGCGACGTATGTTCACGACGGACACTGGACGAACAGCAAGGGCGTAGCGCAGCGGTGGGTTCCCGGTTACTGGGAGGGAGACCGCTTCATATACGACCCGGCGGCAAAGACGGGTATGTTGCTGAAACAGAAGTGGGTAAAAGGCAACCCGTACTTTGACAGCGCAATCCGTATCTACAACAAAATTTTTCAAGCCAGCCTTGAGGTCAAACTGGAAGAATGGCTCGACAAGTATCTTGGCGGCTGATAGGAGGCGGGAAAGTGCTTGAGCAGGAATTAGCCAGCATTATCAAATTCACGCTCGACAGAGCAGGAAACCCGTCGCCGTACTACTGGAACGTGCAGGAGAACTTCTGCGTACCAGCAGCTTATTTCCCTACGCCGGAGATTATGACAGGAGGAGAAACACTACGGACGTATTCTATGGACTACGCATGGTATATCATGTTTTTCCACCATACGGCGCAGGAGGCGTATGCTCTTGGGCTTTCAGTTCTTACGGCGATTAAGGGCAGCAGGAACCTCATACCGCTCATAACGGAAACGGGAGAGCCAGCAGGAGGGAAACTGCGAATAGACGACCCCTCACTCAAGATTTTGGACGACGGGGCCGCACAACTTACGCTGAATTGGAGGAGCCGCAGGCCGTATGACATGACCGAGGCGACGAAAATGCAGACGTTTGAGGTGGAGGGCTGGAAAAACCCGGATATTTACATCGAAAGAGTGATACCGGCGGCCTTTGCAGAGGCTATCACGCATTGCAAGACCATGTACCCGACACCGCCACAAAACGCCGGGACAATACCCGGTAAACCATAAGGAGGAGCTTTTATGGCACAGAAAGACACGGCAGCCGGAGTAACCGAGGAGAAAACCGTCGAAAAAGCAGCGGCTCCGAAGTTCCCGGTGGAGAAACTGGCTGCGCATTGCAGGCAGCTTTTTGGCGTTTCCTCTTGCACCTTTGCAGGGGCGACGCAGGGCATGACGGGAGAACACACCGTCGAAGAAATGAAAGCGCACATCAAGAAATGGTGCGGACAGGAGGTTAAGTAAATGGCAGGAGGAACATTCGACAAGCAGGTTGGTAAAGACCGTCCGGGTACTTATATCAACTTCCAGAGCGGCAAGCACGACACCGTAGGCGGCAGTGACCGTGGTATCGTCATTATCCCGCTCAAGAACCACAACTACGGCCCCAAAGGGGAATTTATCACCCTTACGGCAGCAGCCCCGGACGCTGCGTATGCAAAGCTGGGTTACAGCATTTACGACAGCGACGACAATCGCCAGATGTTGCTTATTCGTGAGGCGTTCAAGAAAGCCGCAACGGTCATTGTTTACCGTGTGAACGGAGGAACCGAAGCGAAAGTAACCGCTGCGCCGGTTACTGCGAAAGCAAAATATCCCGGCACGAGAGGTAATCAGTTCAGCTTTACTGTTTCCGAGAACCCGGTAGAGGGCTTTGACGTACAGGTAAACCTCGCAGGCAGCAAGGTAGCGGAGTACACCGGTCTCAAGACCGTAGAGGAACTGGTAGCGCAGGATTGCGAGTATATCACATTCAGCGGTACCGGCGCACTGGTTAAGAACGCCGGGGCAAACCTTACCGGCGGAACTGATGTAACCATGCAGAACGCCGATGTAACAGCACTGCTCGACGCAAGCGAGGGCGTGAAGTTCAACTGTATGTGCTTCCCGTTCACGGAGGCAGCTCTGCAGGCGGCAGCAAAGACCAAAATCAAGTACATTCGTGAGAACATCGGAAAGGGTGTTCAGATTGCTATTCCGAACACGGCCTCTGGCGATTATGAGGGCGTTATCAATGTTACCAACAGCGTAACAGTTGACGGCGTTGACCTCACAGCGGAGGAGGCTTGCGCTTGGGTTGCGGCAGCGACGGCAGCAGCAAAGAACACGCAGAGTAACACCTACGTCGAGTACGACGGTGCAACCGCCGTTGTAGGTGCAAAAACTCACGAGGAAGCGGTAGCGGCTATCAAGAACGGTGAGTTTTTCTTCTCCGTAAGCGAGGAGAGCAAAGTTGTTGTTGAGTACGACATCAACAGCCTTGTGAGCTTCAAGGACGGCAAGGACAAGTCCTACCGCAAGAACAGAGTTATCCGTGTGTTTGATACTTTCGGAGAGGCTTTGCAGCTCAACTTCCCTCCGAACAAATATGACAATGACCCGGACGGCTGGGACATCATGGAGGGCATTGGCCGCTCGCTCTTGAAGAAATTCAGAGACGCAGGGGCTATCAAGAACGTAGACCTCGACAACGACTTTCTTGTTGACAGAGAGCTTTCCGAGGGAGATGAGACCTACTTCAATGTCGGCCTCGAACCCGTTGACAGCTCCGAGAAAATCTACTTCACGGTCACTACACGATAAGGAGGATAAGCGGATATGGAATATAACAAAAATCCGATTTCCCTTAGAGAGGGAAAGGTATTCATTGACGGCGTAGAATGCCTTGATAGTGTCAACTGCACTATCAAATTTACGCCGGACGTTTGGACGGGCAAGCAGTTGGGCGAGCGTTCCAACAGCAGTCGTTGGCTTGGCTTTGCCATCACCGGCACTATCACCCGCCGCCGCTCCAACAACTGGCTCAAGACCAAGATTAAGGAATACGCAGCCAGCGGAGCGACCCCGGAGCTTACTATTCAGGGCATTATGAACGATGCCAACAGCGACTACTACGCAGCTCACGGCTCCGACGTGACAACCGTTGTCGGCTGCGTACTTACCGGCGATTTGCCTCTTACTGCGCTTGACAGCGAGGGACAGGTCGTAGACGACGCTATCAACTTCAACGGCAAAGACCTCGTATAAGGTCTGAAACCAGAACCAACGAAACAGCCCCTCGACGGCCAGAAACCGGGAGGGGCTTTATTCATTGTAAAGGAGAAAATTCATCATGGCTAAGAAAGATTTGAAATATTTTATGCGCAGCACTGAGGCAGAAGTTGTTACCGCTCCCGGCCCGGAGAGTTTCAAGGACGAGGACGGCAATGTTATCCAGTTTGAAATCAAGGTGCTTTCGCAGGAGGAAATCAACCGTATCAACGACAACTACCGCCGCCACAGCATGGCAACCGACAAGAAAGGCAATCCGCTCGTAAATGGTGGCGAGGTTGTTTGGAAAACTGAGAGGGACAGCGCAAAGGCCAGCCGTCACATGATTGTTGAGGCATTGCAGTACCCAGACCTCAAAGACCCGGAGCTGATGAAGTATTACGGCTGCGTGGACGTAACAGATATGCCTCTCAAGGTATTCCCGAAGCCGGACGAGTACCAGCACGTTTCCCGTATCGTTATGCAGGCCCTCGGCCTTATGAGCAAGGTTACTGACGACGAGGACGTAGAAGCAGCAAAAAACTCATAAACACTCCCGGCGGAGACGGATATTGGGCGAGTATCTTGTGGCAGCGGCATAACCTCCGCATGGAGGAATTTTATGCCATGCCACGGAGATTGCAGCTCTTGTATATTGCGTCTGAGCTTGAGGAGGACAGGAACCCTACGAGGCGAGATACAAGGCAGTGATTTATTCGTCCCCGATGTCGAGCGTCCATATTCTTTTCAGCGGGATTTTTTGCTTTATTTCATCATCGAGAGAGGAGTAGCAGGCGAGCAGTTCTTCGATAATTTCCTTTTTCGACCATAAGCGAACCTTGAAGAATTGCATAGCGCGTTCACGCTCAACAGAGGAGCGGAAACCACTCCACGAAACCAAGAGGCCGTATTCAGCACCGACATTCGCCATAGTGCCTATGAGCTGGTCTAAAACGATACGGTCAATAGCATCATTCGTGGATTTCACCTGTACGCAGATTTTCGGAGAGGAGAACCCAAGACTACCGGCAGAAGCAAGAATGTCAACGCCGTGGTCGGGGCCTTTTGGACTGACGTGGGTAACGAAACCTTTCGCCCGGAGGATTGCAGCAACGATGTGAGCAAGGCCGTCGCCCTTGAAGTTCTGAATTATGAAATCGGAGATAGCGTCAAGAGATTCGGTCTCAATGTCCCGAAACGGGGAATTTTCCGGGGGGGGGGTAAACACTTGTTCACTATTTGGGGCAGGACGGAACAGGGAAACAGATTTCTTTATTCTGGCCTCCTGCTTTATTTGGCAGGTGGTAATAGCAGCACCAAGCGAGTATTGAATATCCTGCTCAAAAACGCTTTTCGGAACATCAGAGAACCACTCGACAGAGCGGGAGTGACGGTAACAGTCCTCGGCCTCTGTATCAAAGGCATATTCGCCCACGATTTTTCCGAAATGGAGTATTCCGGGCAGATTTTTACTCGGAGTGATAACCCAATCATCGACGGACATTCGGCTGCTGAAAATGTGAGCTTGGCTTGCAAAATTTAAGGCCGCCCTCTCCTTGAGGGTTGGGACTTTTTCGAGGAAATACTGCTGGATTGCAGCTCTCCCGGAAAAGGAATTTAGTGGTTTATCTATTTCTTCAAACGTGAAGTAGATTTTATTGTTTTCAAGGAACCGTGCTTCATGCTCCCCAAAGCGTCCGGCACGGCACAACCATATAGACATAGGCACAGACCTCCCATTTTTTCTTAAATATTACCACGGGAGGAAGCGAAAAAGGGTCAAGTACCCAAAAAGCGGCAAAAGAAATCAAAATAAAAAATTTAGCCCCGAAACAGGACAGAGGAGGTGAGGATAATGCAAGAATTAAAAGCCAGATTTAGTCTGCTGGACGACATGAGCGCACAGATAGAACGAATTGCAGAAGCCGGTATGCAAATGGTTGAGCAGTTTGAGGACGCAGGCAGCGCAGCCGGAGACGCTTTTGACGGTATCGAGAGCGGCGTTGCGACAGCGGCAGGCTCAGTAGACGGCGTTGCAACCTCTATCGGTAATGTGCAGGAGGCGACAGACAGTGCAGCAGCCGCTATGGACGATTACGGAAACGCTGCAACCGGGGCGGCAGGACAGGCGGACGCACTGGCGAACTCAGCGGAAAGCGCAGCAGAGGCGGCGGAATCGTTTACAGACGCAGCGGACGGCTACGGGAATGCAGCAGAGCAGGCAGCCTCACAGACCGATTACTGGACGGAGGCAGTCGGAAACTACGATAAGAGCGCATTGGAGGCGGTTTACTCTACGGAGGAGCTTGTCGAAATGGGCTTCAAGTCAGCGGATGCACTGGAAGAACAGGAACGAATGTTTGAACTGTGCGAACAGTCGGCCAGCAATTTGAGCAAGAGCATAGAGGCTACTTCCGATATACAGTCCGATTTGAACGCAGCCATGGAGCAGGCGGCAGAGGTAATGACAAGTGTTGCCGACAATGAAAATGTTTCTGCAGAGACTAAAGCGGAGCTTTCAAAAGCTGCGGTCGAAGCAGCAGAGGCAATGTCGGAACTGAACGCGGCGCAGCAGGACGCAGAGGCAGCTATGGCGGAATATGACGCTGTTATGACTTCCGGGACGACTGACCTCGGAGAACTTGAAAGTGCGGCGGAACGAGCCGGGATTGCAGCGGAGAACCTTGCGGCAGCAAACGGCAGGGCCAGCGAAGCGACCGACGAACTCTCAAAAGCAACCGAACAGGCCAGCGAGGAAGCGGAGAAAGCAGAAAAGAAAGGCACAGACGCAGTTGAGGGCATTGCACAAGCCCTTGCAGCGGCCGGAATCACTGCAATGGTAAAAGATATTGCCGATTCTGCTTACGAGCTTGTTGAGGCGTTCAGTGAGGCAGAGAGTACGGTTGTGAAAGCAACCGGAGCAAGCGGAGAAGCACTCGACGGGCTTACGGCAAGCATGATGGACGCTTACGCAGCTTCAAAATCCGGTTCACTTGATGATACAGCCGGAGCTATCGGAGAGATTAACACCCGTATGGCACTTACCGGCGAGGAACTTACAAAGGTTACAGGGCAGTTCCTTGACTACGCAGAGATTACAGGAACGAATGTCGTAGGTTCCGTTCAGAACGTCACCAAGATTATGAATAAGTGGGGCGTTGAGGCGACGGACGTTGAGAGCGTTCTTGATAAACTCGCATACGCCGGGCAGATTTCCGGTATTTCTGTTGATAGTTTGAGCAGCACCCTTATTACGGGTTCGGCTTCATTACAGGAAATGGGATTGTCTCTCGATAATGCGATTAGTTTGCTTGCAAGCCTTGAACTTTACGGCATGAACAGCACGACAGTTGTTACGGCTATGAGAACGGCTGTAAAGAACTTTTCAGCAGACGGTCTCGACGCTCAGACAGCATTACAGAGTACCATAACAGAGATTGCCAATATGGAGAACGCCGCAGACGCTACGGCTCTTGCTATTGACACATTCGGCAGCAGAGCTGGTGTAGATATGGCAAACGCTATCAGAAGCGGAGCAATCAGTATAGAGACCTTAACGGGAAATCTCGATGTTGCACAAGGAACATTGAGCAGCACCGCAGAGACAGCACAGACCCTCGACCAGAAATGGGAGCAGGCAAGCAAGAACATCAATTCGGCATTCACGACGACGGTACAGCCTACGGTCGATAAACTTTCGAGCGGATTCGCAGATTTGGCAAACTCCGTCGGAGACTTCTTAAACGACCACCCAACGGTTACAAAAGCAATTACAGCGATAGGAGTTGGAGCGGGAACAGTGGCAGTTGCTATTGCTGGCGTTGCGTTTGCAACATCTTCCGCAATACCGGCTATTGTTTCGTTTGGCGTTTCTCTGAACGCTGCACTTGGCCCGATTGGCTGGGTAGCACTCGGAATTACGGCGGTGACGGCGGCGGTAGCGGCGTTTGTTGCTATGTCGGACGATGAGCAGGCGGCAACGGAACGACTGACCTATTCAGCAAGAGAGCACGAGGCGACCCTCGAACAGCTTAATGCTGAATATGACGAGGCAGTAAGCAAATACGGAGCCAGCTCGGAGCAGGCCGGAGAACTTGCAGTACAGATTTCACGGCTTGAGGCAGCTTACGGAGACGCAGGAAAAACCATAGGACAGTTCATTGAGGAGATTGAGCAGACCGGAGAGGCGATTGCAGACATTCAGACAAAATACGACGATGCGGTAACTTCGGCCTCTGATTTGGAAAAAGGCTCGATGAACCTTGCTAGTCAGCTTATGGTTCTTTCAAGCCAGAGCGACATTACCAGTGCTGACCTCGATTTGATGAGTGGCATTGTTGATAAATTGAACGACAACTACGGAGAACTCTCTCTTGCTGTTGACAAAACCACTGGAAAGCTGAATATGTCGGTTCCGGAGCTGTATTCGTTTATACAGGAAAAGGCCGACGAACAGAAAAAGACGGCAGCCACAGACGCACTCACAGAGGCAATCTCGAAATACGGAGAGGCACGGAAGCAAATGCAGGACGCTTCAACGGAGGTTGGTGCAGCGTGGGATAACTACCAAGAAATGACCGAGAAATGGCGCACAGAGCATCCGATAAAGGCGTATTTGGGCGAGGGTGCCGAAATGAACTGGGACAAAGACCTCGGACAGGCTTTTGATGATTGGGAGGCGTTGAAAGACGCTTCGGCGGAAGCTTCGGAGAATTACAATCAGCTTGAGGAACAGATTCGCCAGTATTGCGAGACCCTTGGTTACACCACAGAGGAAACAGACGAGTTCATTTCGCAGCTTGAAGCGTCGGCAGATTCAATGAACAGTCTTTCGGACGCAACGCAGAGCGCAGAGGAAGATACACTGTCATACCAAGAGGCGGTATCGACCGCATACGACGGCGTTCGTTCTAAGGTAGAGGAATTATGCGCTGCATACGATGAAGCCTATGCAGCGGCACTTGAGAGCTTTCAAGGCCAGTTTGGATTGTTTGACGAGGCAAGCATAACCTCGGAGGAATACATGAATGCGACTGTTGCGAACGCACAGGCGGCCATGGACAGCCAGTTGGCATATTGGGACACTTACCTCTCGAATGTTGAAACCTTGAAATCTGTTTCGGCAGAGGACTTGGGAGTAACGCAGGAGAATTACGAGGCGTTAATGGCGTATGCACAGTCTGGAACCGAGGAGGCTGCCGGGCTTGCAGCGAGCATGGCAGACGCAATCAATAACGGGAATACGGAGGCTGTCGCAGCCCTCGCAAATACCGTTGGAGAGGTACAGGCAAAGCAGGAGGAAGCGTCGCAGGCTGTAGCAGACTGGCAGACGAATTTCACGGCTTCTCTCGGAGAAATCGAGCAGGAAATGTCAACGGCAATCGAGGGCATGGACTTATCAGAGGAGGCGCAGGCAAGTGCGAAAGCAACAATATCCGCCTACATCGAGCAGATAAGTTCGAGCGCAGGAGAAGCCTCAAAAGCGGCAGAGGGAGTTGTTGAAGCTATCCGTACAGCCCTTTCTTCCGCAGAAAACGATGCGAAAGTTAATGTTGATGTTGAGTATAAGCCAAATACGGAAAGTCTTGACAATCTTACGATTCCAGAGAAAACCGGAGAGGCAAAATACGAGATTGATACAAACCAGATTGAAGCGTACACCATGCCGGACACATCGGCGGAGGCAGAGTACAAGCTCAACTCCACGATTGTTGACAATTACACGCCGGAGGACAAAGAGGCGGACGCTATTTACGATGTCAATTCGCTTGCGGTTGACAACTGGCGACCACCAAACAAGACGGCGACGCTCACCTACAATATTACAACCTCTGGAAGCGTACCGGGTCATGCAAACGGTACGACGAATGCGGAGAGTTTGTTCCTCGCAGGTGAGAACGGGCCGGAGCTTGTAGCGAGACCGGCGGCAGCATACGCAAACGGCACGACAGACAGCACGGACTACTTTATCGCTGGCGAAAATGGGCCGGAGCTTATCATCGGTGAGCAGGGCAGCACCGTATTCCCGACGGAGGAGACGGACAGGCTGATAGGAGCACTGAACGACAGAGAGAAGCCGTTGCGGGTAAGGGAGACATCGGGAAGCAGTACCGGCAAAGAGAAAACGTCGGAAGATGTGAAGCGTATTCTCCTTGAAATCGCAGGCAGCGGCGCAATCGAAGTCGGAGGAAGCGGCGGAGCCGATAAGGAGACCATTCTTGAGGTTCTGTACGACCATTTGAAGCCGGTTCTTATGAACATTATCCAGAGCGAAATTTACGAGGAGGGAGAGCTGTCTTATGAGTACTAAGTACCAGATGTGGTTGACATACAACGCAGAAAAAGAGAAGATTCAGCTCCCCGTCCTCCCGGAGAGCTTTGAGGTAAACAACGGCAGCAACAACGAAAGCATGAACATCACGGGGCTGGGCGAAATTGTTATCATGCAGAGCCGCCCGGCCCTGCAATTTAGCTGGTCTTGCTTTTTCCCGGCGACCAAGTTTCCGGGGCTGCAGGTCAGCAAGATTACAAAGCCCCTCACGCTTGTTCAGAAAATCAACACATGGAAAGCCAGCAAGAAGCCGGTACATCTTATTGTAACGGCCTGCGGCGTAGATGTTTATGCCACAATCGAGGAGTTTACCTACTCAGAGGAGGGCGGAGACCCCGGAACGTATCAGTACAGCATAAAGCTGAAAGAATACCGGGAGATTACCGTCCGACAGGTTAAGGTGAATATTCCAAAGGCGACGGCAACCGTGAAGAAAGAGACACCGAGGGTCAACAACTCGGCGCAGCCAAAGACCTATACGGTAAAGAGCGGCGATTGTCTCTGGAACATTGCCAAGAAGTTTTACGGCAATGGGGCGCAATACACCAAGATTTACAATGCAAACAAAGGGGTAATAGGCGGGAACCCGAACCTCATTTACCCCGGACAGGTTTTGACAATACCGTAAGGAGGCGAGGACATGGCACAAGGGGTTAGCCTTATTGTTGTCAAAGGAACACAGGGCTACGATGTGACCGAACTCGTTGAGCAGATTAAGTGGAGAGGCAGAAAAGGAAGCAGCTCCCGAACCCTTACGGTAAAGCTGATTGACGACGACGGTTACAAACACGCCCGAAGCGGGATTGATGTAGAGCAGGGGCAGCAGTGCCTATTCAATTACAACGGGAAAGAGCTTTTTCGTGGAATTATTATGAAGCAGGTGCAGAACAGCAAGAAGCGGCTCACGTTTACAGCCTATGACAATGGGATTTACCTTGCGAATAACAAGGACACATTCACCTATGAGAATAAGACGGCCAGCGACGTGTTCAAGGATTGCTGCACGAGGTTCGGCCTGCCAATGGGAGAAGTTGCGAACTGCACTTATAAAATCCCGGAGCTTACCAAGAGTAAGACAACGGCGTTTGACGCTATTGCAGACGCTCTCAGCCTTGATTTCGACGCAACAGGCATAAGACACTACGTATCCAGCGAAAAGGGCAAAATCAAGCTTCTCACGAGGCGAGAGAACATCATGCAGTGGGTTATCGAGGTAGGCCAGAACCTTTCAACCTACACCTATACCCGCAGCATCGAGGACATCAAAACCCGCATAAAGCTGGTATCGAAAGAGGGGACGACCATTGCGGAGAGGAAGAACAGCTCCCTCGAAAGCAAGATAGGCGTATTCCAGAACATCGACCAGCCGGACGAAAGCCTCACAAAGGCGCAGATAAATGACCTTATTGACAGTATGCTCGATGAACAGAGTACGCCGGAGCGCACTCTCGATGTTGAGGCGGTTGGGATACCAGATGTTATATCGGGTATCGGGGTTTATATCATCATCAAAGAATTAGGGCTGTCCCGGACGTTCTATGTGGACGAGGACACCCACATATTCGAGGACAACAAGCACACCATGACGCTGAAACTGAACTATGCAAACGACCTTTCCAAACCGGGAAAGGCCAGCGGAGCGCAGACCGGCGGAGGCGAGCATAAGGTAGGCGATATTGTTCAGTTCAACGGCGGATACCACTATGTAAGCAGCACAGCAGGAAGCCCGACAGGAAGCAAGTGCGCAGCTGGTAAAGCGAAAATCACACTGGTTGCAAAGGGAGCAAAACACCCGTGGCATTTGATACACCAAGACAGCAGTTCAAGGGTCTACGGCTGGGTTGACGACGGAACATTCAGTTAGGAGGTGCGGATATGGAAGAAAGCGAACAGACGAGCCTCAAGGGGCTTTTTCAAGGTATGTTCGGCGGTGATGTGCAGGTATTACAGGGCGTTGTAAAGTCCGCAAGCCCTCTGAAAATTCAGATTGTCAACGACGAAAAGTTGGTTATCGGGCCGAACATCACCTATGTACCGAGGCACTTAACAAACTACACGACGACCTGCTCTCTTTCCAAAGGGATAAAAGGAAGCGTGAACGGGCCTACATCTGACGGCAGCAGGCTCACGGACTTCAATTTCAGCGGCAGCATTACGGTATATAATGCGCTGCAAGCCGGGGAGACAGTACACATTCTGTCATTCAACCACGGCAAACAATACTATGTACTGGATAGGATAAGCTGACGTGGACGAGGTTTTTATTCCTATCCCTATCGACGAGGTAACAGAGGCGGAGGAGCAGCCGTCATTAACATACCGCCTTGACCTCGATAACGGCAGGATTGTGGGGAAAGTGGACGGGCTGGAAGCAGTAAACCAAGCTATACGGAAAGCAATCATCACACCCCGTTTCAAGTGCCTTATCTACGACGACCAGTACGGCAGTGAAGTGGAGGAGGCGATTATCACAAAGGACGCAAGCCCGGAATACATCGAGGCAGTAACGGAGGGATTTATCAAAGACGCTCTTGCGCCGGACACCCGGATATTGGAGATTTACGACTTTGAGTTTGAGTTCCAAGAGGATAAAGCCTATGTGTATTTTAAGGCGGACACCATTTACGGAAAAACAGAGATAGAGGAGGTGATTTAGAGTGTTTGAAGATTACACATACGAGCTGCTTATGGAAGATGTTCTCAACAATGCCCCGGAGGGAATTGACACGAGACAGGGCAGCGTATTTTACGACGCAGTTTCCGGGCCGGTAATGAAAATCGCAAAGCTCTACACCGACCTTGACCTCATTGTTGAAATGACGAGCGTTTCAACGGCAGTCGGGGACGCATTGGACGTAAAGGCCGGTGAATACGGCGTTACGAGACTTGCGGCCACGAAAGCAAAGTACAGGGTATCATTCGAGGGAACGCAGCCGGAGTTAGGAGAGAGATTTTACAGCGACGGCAAATATTTCGTTCTGAGAGAGGACGCAGAAGCGAGCGTGTTCTACCTTGAGGCAGAGAACGTCGGAGAGGACGGCAACGAGATTTACAGCGGAACCCCGGCAGTCCCGGTCAACAGCATTGAGGGGCTTGAGGCTGCGACGTTTGGAGAGATTTACGAGCGAGGCAGCGACAGTGAGGGCGACGAAAGCCTCAGAAGCCGTGTGCAGGAGAAAATCGCAGGCCCGGCAGAGAACGGCAATAAGCAGCATTACAAGACATGGTGCGAGGGCCGGGAGGGTGTCGGCAGGGCGAGAATATTTCCGCTATGGAACGGGCCGAACACGGTCAAGGGTGTTCTGATTGATACCACCGGGAAGCCGTGTGGAAATGCAAAGGTGGCGGAGGTTCAGCACTACATCGACCCGGCGACAATGGGCTACACGGCAGTTGTTGACGGGAAAAGCTATGTTGTGGGCGACGGGCTGGGAGAGGGTGTGGCAAACCTCGGAGCGCATTTCACGGCAGCAGCGGCCACGCCTCTTACCGTTTCAATTTCCTTTTCGGCGGAGATTGCCAGCGGAGCAACGAAAGACGCAGTACGGCAGGAGGCAACAACGGCCATTGCGGAGTATTTCAAAGAGCTGGTATTAAAGACCACGGAGGCGGCGGACATTGTTGTGCGTGTTTCCAATATCGGAGCTATTTTGAGCAGCCTTACCACCCTGCTTGATTACAGCGATTTGAAGCTGAACGGCAGCGCACACAATATCATTCCCGGAGAGGACGACGTACCTATCGTTGGGGAGGTGGTTATTGAATGAGGTTCTATGAGAAGCAGTTCGAGAACAACTTCGAGGAGCTGATAACCTACTACCCACGATTTTACCGGGACGTGTACGAAATGGTGGAAATCCTAAAGGCAAACGGCAGGGTATTTGACCGAATGGAGGGAGACATCGAGCAGACGTACCTCAACTGTTTTATCGAGTACGCCGACGAGGAGACAATCAAAAAACTGGAAGATTTTCTTGATATAAGACTTAACAAGAGTAGGACGCTTGAGGAGCGCAGGAGGCTCGTTAAGTCTTATTTTATTGGCTTCGGAAAAGTCTCCGCCACCATGCTCAAGGAAATGATACAGAGCTACACCGGCGCAGAGGTTGAGTGCAAATTTGAACCATTCGACGAGGCCGGAAACAATATGCTCTACCTCAATTTCCAGAGAGGCAAGGAACCGACGCTCTACATGAGTGACATCAACCTGCTTCTCTCGAAGAAAATACCGGCCCATATCAAGTGGAGGGCGGCGGTCACATACCGTTTTCCTATTGGCATTGGGAAGCGCAGGACGCACTACCCGTGTTCCTATGAGTTTTGCGGAACAAAGCCGGAGCCGGTTCTGGTTGCTTCTACACATGGCATTGAGACGGTCACAGCACCCGGAGCCACCAATGCAGTTATGACCTATAAGAACAGCAGCGAGGGCGGCGTAACGCCGGAGGCAGGAACTACACCGAACATTTCCACCCTTGCACACAATGACGCAATTAACGCCGCAGCAGAGGCAGCAGTGACCTCCTGCGGCGTTGATTATATCCCGTGTGGGACTATTTACACATCGCAGTAAGGAGGCAGCGCAATGGCATTTTGGACAGATGTTTTCTTGAACAAAGTTCGACAGGACTGGCTCAAGAGGATTGTGAAAATCCAGTATTACGCCGGAGGGGTCTGGTATGACGCAATGATTACCAATAAGACCATTGAGGGCGACACGCTGAAAATCACAAGCCAGACAACAGACAGCAAAGCCCTTGTTGTAACCAGCGTAAGGCTGATTGACACGGGCGGAGACGTAGCCGGGCAGATTTCGGAGAGTATCACGAAACTTGATACGCAGGGTGTTATCACCCTTTGGGAGTTTCCGCTCTACGAGATTACCAGCACACAGTAAGGAGGTGAAGAACAGATGTATAGCAATTTACAGTGGCTCGACCATGCAGTGACACCAGACCGCACATTCAAAATGCAGACCAACAGCGACGGAACGGTGACACTCACACCGGCGGGCAAAGTTATCCAGCAGGGAACGAACATGAGTGCGGCCAACTTCAACAACATGGAAATGGGGCTGACCGACCATGACCTCGCCGTGAAGATTTTTATTATGGCTCTTAGACAGATTGAGAGCCGCACGACGGACAGTGAGGCAGACATCGACGAGCTGGCAGCGGATATTCTGGCAGAGGTTACGCCGGAGGAGCAGACCGTAACACTGACAAATGGGGCGAGATACCCGTTCAACAGCAGCAGCAAGAGTGTGAGCCTCAAGGCGAACCGCAAGACCAAAAACTACACGGTGGAATATGAGGTAAGCAGCTCTGACGGCAACGTGGGAGAAATTGTTGCAGGCAGCAAGGCTCTCAATGGCTTCTCTATGGCGTTCACCGGCAGCGCAAAGACCGTAACCGTAAAACTGAAAATCAGAGGAGGAATTATCGCATGAAAGTAATTGAGATTAACGAGGGTTCAAAAATCCCTTATGAAGTGAGCAAGACAAAGATTTGCTTTGACGACGACCTCACAATCAACCTTGCAAAGAGACAGGAGGACTGGCCGGTACACATCGACATTCTCACCGACGGGGACGGTGTTCTTGTAACCGGAGCAGAGAGTGGCAACTACTATGTTGCGCAGATTGACATTCCGGCAAGGGAATACAAGAAGCCGGAGGCAACAGAGGAGACAGCAACCGTCGAGGAGGGTGGAGAGCAGGCGGGTACAACCGACGCTCCGCAGCCGGAGCCGTTACCGCTGGATATGGAAAAGGTTACGCTCACACTTTGGGCGTTGGTAAATTACGAGGCATAAGGAGGAAAAGAGACAATGAGTAATTTTGATTTATCGAGCCTTGCGCTCGCTTCTGCGTTCCCTACGAACAAAATTCTGACAGACGACAAAGGGCTGCCGTCTGTCATGGTTTACATTCCGAAATTTAAGATGTCAGACGTTATCGACGGAGCCGGGGACAGCACTCACCCGGCTTTTATTGTCGATGGAGTTGAAAAGGACGGCATTTACATTTCCAAGTACCAGAACGTCGCATACAACAACAGAGCCTACTCGCTGCCGGGTGAAGACCCGAAAGTAAGTATCACGGCAGACACCGCCCGTAAATACTGCGAGGACAAAGGTGCAGGCTGGCACATGATGTCCGCTATGGAATGGGGCGCACTTGCTTTATGGTGCAAGAAAAACGGCTGGATGCCTTGGGGTAATAACAACTACGGCAAGGACACCAGAGAGACCATAAAGAAAGGCGTACCGGCCAAGTATGAGAGCGACGGCAGAACCGCTACTATCCTTACCGGCACTGGCCCGGTGGAGTATTCCCACAACAAGCAGCTCGACGGAATTTACGACCTCAACGGCAACGTGTGGGAGTGGAGCGACGGCATGAGACTTGTTTACGGTGAGCTGCAGGTGCTTGAGAACAACAACGCAGCAGACAGCTCCAACAGCAAGGCGGCCAGCTCCGCAGCATGGAAAGCAATCGACGGAACTACCGGCGCACTAATTGCCCCGGACGGCAGCGGCACAACGACCAACTCTCTCAAACTGGATATGGTAAGCAGCAAGGGTAAATGGATTACCGGCACACTGTCCGACAAGAAAGATGAGGGACGAGGCTGCAGCTTCGCAAGCGTGACCGCAGATACCAATGTTTGCGACAAGGCGAAAGCGATTTTGTATGCGCTTGCTATGCTGCCGGATAGCGCCACATTTGACTACGAGGGCGACTACTTCTGGTTTAACAACGGCAACGCCGAGCGTTTCCCGGTTCGTGGTGGCCGCTGGGGCAGCGGTGCGAATGCGGGTCTGTTCTTCACGAACTTGCACCACCCTCGCTCCGATTCCGGCTGGAACTTCGGCTTCCGCTCCGCTTTTTATGAATAACTGCAAACTGATTACTGATTAACTGACTGGGAGGACGGTAGTCCTCCCTATATTTTTGTAAGCAGAGGAGCAGAGTTCATGGCAGAAGCAGAAAAGCAGTACAGCAAGGAAACAACGAGTTTCCTGCTGAAAGAAAAGATTGCCGACATGATAAAGTACGGCAAAAAGGCTGTGGCGAATTTTCCTCGGCGAGAACGCCAGACGGCAGACGAGATACGCCGGACAATGCTCAACATGTACCGGCTATCAATCACTATCGAAAAGAAATATTACAAGAAAACCACTCTACAAGACCTCGATATTGAATTGGACGTGCTGCGACACCTTATACGGTTGGCGCAGGACAAAGACTACTACGACCAGAATATGGCACCGCCGTTATCATTCCATAAATACGAGGTTTGGAGCGGGCTTCTCAACGAGATAGGCCGTATCATTGGCGGATATATGAAATACGCAAAGCAATAAAAAGTTTTGGGGAGTAAGCCGGATAGCGTTTCCCGATTCGTGGTGGCAACTGGAACAACGGTGCGAATGCGGGTCTGTTCTACACGAACTTGAACAACCCTCGCTCCAATTCCAACTGGAACATCGGCTTCCGCTCCGCTCTGCCTCTATGCCGGACGGTTGGGCGTAAATCTTACGGGATTGCGCACGGAGCATAGAGCCAAAGGGGTTTGCTTCCCTCCCCGGCCAGTACAGACCGTGGGAAAAGATTAAATTGCCGTGAAAACGCCCGAATATGGCGCAGGAGGAGGCGAGAATAACAGCTGCGGACGAGGCGGAAACGTCTCACACGGCGGAAATGGAGAAAAGTTGAATATGACAACGGAGATTTCACCAGAAAAGATACCGGGCATGGTGACGCTCGATGATATATACGATGAAATTTGCAGCTATGAGGGACTGTACCAATCACACCTTGAGGCCAGAAAGGGTAAGAGATACCGTGACGACGTTTTGGTGTTTACGGACAGGCTGGAAGAAAACCTTATTGAGCTGCAAAACGAACTTATTTGGCAGACCTACAAAGTCGGCAAGTACAGGCAGTTTTATGTTCGGGAACCGAAGCTGCGCCTCGTAATGGCGTTGCAATACCGTGACAGGATTGTGCAGTGGGCGATTTACAGACAGCTTTACCCGTTCTACGACAAAATGTTTATTGAGGATTCCTACGCCTGCAGGAGGGGGAAAGGCTCCCATAAGGCGGCGGACAAACTTCAATACTGGCTGCGACAGGTCAGCAGGAAACCCGGAAAATGGTATTACTTGAAGCTGGATATAAGCAAGTATTTTTACAGGGTAGACCACCTTGTATTACTTGAGATTTTGAGCCGGAGGATAAAAGACCCTCGGCTCTTTCAGCTTCTTAGGGAGATTATTAACAGCGAGGACACCCGCTTCGGGCTGCCAGCCGGGGTGAGCCCGGACGAATGCCCAGAGGAGGACTGGCTGAGTGATGTAGGAATGCCGATTGGCAACCTCACATCACAACTATTTGCGAACATTTACCTCAATGAGTTAGACCAGCTCTGTAAACACGAGCTGCATTTACACTATTACATTCGCTATATGGACGATGTAGTTATCCTTTTGCCGGACAAGAAAGAGCTGGCAAGAGTAAAGGCAATCATTGAGGAATTTCTCAACGATTATTTGCACCTCGACCTCAATAACAAGACGGCTATACGCCCTTGCAGTCTCGGCATTGATTTCGTGGGCTATCACATTTGGGCGACCCATAGGAAGCTCAAGAAGCAGACGGCCCGCAAGATTATCCATGCGGTTGACTGGATGTGCGAACAGGGAGAGAAAGGCAATATGAGTAAAGAGGAGTTTGAGCGCAGAGTGGCCTCATACAGAGGCATTTTATTACACTGCGACAGCTATGGTCTGAGAAAGAAGCTGAACAGCATTTATTTCGACCATGTTGTTACAGAGGAGCCGGAGAAGCAGGAAGCCAAACAGAAGCCGGAGTGCGCCGAGAGAAAATGCTACACTTGCCAGAATTTCCGCAGAGAGTTTTTCTGCGGCTATGGAGCTTGCAGGTGCGACATTTACGGCTCTTTGGACGTAGACCAAAAGGAACGACACCCGGACAGAACAGCGGCGACTTGCCCGGACTATACACCAAACGAATAGAAAAGGAGGGTATTGGAGTGTATATCGACGGAGATACGATAATCAGAGCGGCGGCTATTCTCGGTGCGCTTATTGCGCTTGGAACCGCCGCTTATGCTGTAATCAAGTGGTTTCAGAAGCAGGAAAAACAGACGGTTGACATCGATGAGCTGCGAAAGAAAGAGGAGCAGGACTTAAAGGAGCTGCGAGACGAACAGTGCCTCATTAGTTACGCTATGCTGGCTTGCCTTGACGGTTTGAAGCAGCTTAATTGTAACGGGGCAGTTACAGAGGCTCACAACAAACTTGAGAAGCACCTCAACCAGAAAGCACACAGACAGTAACAGGAGGCGGACATGAGAAGAAAGGAAACAAGGCGTGAAGTGCGAAAGAAGCCCTCCCAGAAAAAGAGCAGCGTTGGAGTTATGGATATTATTTTGATTATTGTCGGAATTTCATTGCTGCTTTTCACAACGGCCATGATAAAGCTCTTTAGAGAGTACGGAGCCGTCCCGGACACCCTTATCACCTGCGTATTTGCAACCCTCGGAGGAGAGTGCGGCATTATGGGGTGGATAAAGACCACTAAAGACCGCAACAAGGAACACCAGTGGGAACAGGAGGACAAAGCGGAGGCGAAAAAGGAAGCCCTCAAGCAGGAGGAACAGTCGCCGGACGGCAATATTTAAGGAGGCACTATGGGACTTACGGGAAAGAATGTTGAGGAAAAGATATGGAATTTCCTCATTGGTAAAGGGTTTAGCAAAGCCGGAGCCGCCGGGCTCATGGGGAATTTGTTCGCAGAGAGCGGCCTCGACCCGAAAAATTTACAGAACAGTTTCGAGAAGAAACTAGGACACACGGACGACAGCTACACCGCCGCCGTGGATAACGGCACATACAGCAACTTTGTAAAGGACAGCGCAGGATATGGGCTTGCGCAGTGGACGTATTGGAGCCGTAAACAGAATATGCTTGAGTTTGCACGAGCCGCAGGCAAGTCTATCGGAGACTTGGAAATGCAGCTCGATTTTTTGTTTAAGGAGCTTTCGGAGGGGTACAAGACGGTACTGGCGGCACTGAAAGCGGCAACGTCCGTAAAAGCAGCCAGCGACAATGCGTTGCTGAACTTCGAGAAACCGGCAGACCAGAGCGACGCAGTAAAAACAAAAAGGGCCAGCTACGGCCAGACCTACTACGACAAATATGTAGGGACGGGCGCAGCGGCAGAAAACGGAGGTAACATTATGGGATATACAAACAGTTCACTCGTAGATTGCACAGTGAAAAGCCCGAACCACAGCGGGCAGAGAATGCACAAGATTGACCGTATCACACCGCATTGTGTAGTGGGCCAGCTCACAGCGGAGAGCATTGGCGGCTGCTTCACAAAGCAGAGCGTACGGGCCTCTTGCAACTACGGTATCGGCAAGGACGGCAGAGTAGTTCTCTGCGTAGACGAGAAAAACAGAAGCTGGTGCAGTTCCAGCGACGCCAACGACCAGAGAGCGGTAACGATTGAGTGCGCTTCTGATATGGCGGAGCCGTACACCATGAACACCGCAGTTTACAATAAGCTCGTGAAACTTATTGTTGACATCTGCAAGAGAAATGGACTGAACAAGGTTCTTTGGTTCGGAGACAAGGACAAGAGCCTCAATTACAACCCGAAAGACGGCGAGTGCGTTCTGACCGTTCATCGTTGGTTTGCGAATAAGAGTTGTCCGGGCAACTGGCTTTACAGCCGCATGGGACAGCTTGCGACTGCGGTTAATGCAGAGCTTGGCAGCGGCAGTAACACCGGCGGAACCTCTAAACCAGCCACAAAGACCGATACAGTAACGAGCTTCCCGGCGACACCGTTCACGGTAAAGGTTCTTATTGACGACCTCAATATCAGAACCGGCGCAGGCATGGGGTACGCAGTAACCAGCCATTATACTGGCAAGGGTACATTCACTATCACGGAGGTAAAGGGCGGTTGGGGCAAGCTCAAGAGCGGAGCAGGCTGGATTTATCTTGGAAACCCGTCTTACTGCACCGTACAGGGCGCAGCGGCGACCAACCGCACATACACCGTAAAGGCCGGGGACAGCCTTTGGGCTATCGCAGCAAAGCAGCTCGGCAACGGCAGCAGATACAAAGAGATTAAGAGCCTCAACGGACTTACCAGCGACGTAATCAACGCCGGACAGGTCTTGAAGCTCCCGAACTAAGAGAGGAGGAAACAATCATGCAGGAGTTTATCACAGCACTTCTTACGGCGGTTATTACAGCCGCCGTCCCGGTCATTACCGTTTATGCGGTCAACGCCCTTAAAAAGGCAGGAGCAAATGCAGAGGCCGACACAGAGGACATCAAAGTAAAGGGCTACATCAATGATATTACGACGGCGGTTGCCGACGCAGTATCGGCCACCAGTCAGACGTATGTTGACGCATTGAAGCAGGCCGGGAAGTTTACGGCGGAGGCACAGAAAGAGGCAGCAAAGAAAGCCCTAAACGCTTGTATCGCCTCCCTCACACCGGCGGCCACAAAGTTTATCGAGAGTGCATACGGAGACCTCAAAGAATACCTTTCCAACAAAATTGAGGCGGAGGTACGCAAGCAGAAGCTCTCAACCGGCGTTCCTATCACTTCGGTCATGGAAAGTACCACGGACACAACGGCGGTAGCAGCTTCTACGGCGGCAGCAACCGCAGCCTCAGTCATTCAGACGGCCATTAGTCAGATTGACGCAGAGGCAAAAGCACCGGCAGCAGAGTGACGGTTTAAATATCGAGAATTTGCGAATTTATGATTTATGTTCCCCGGCGTGATATTCCACCAAAGCGTCGGGAAAGCCCCTCTCATGGAGAAATCTGTGGGAGGGGCTTTATTTTTTTGCCCTTTTACAGCACATCAGTTAAAAGTCCACAATTTCGGAACCTAAAATACAGCATAGTCAACAAATGTCCCATTATGGGGTATTATTTCTCTGATTTGGTTGACTTTGCCCCATATAGGGGCTATAATGAGGTCACAGTCAAGGAAACAACAAAGACAATTACCCAAAACGGGTCACGGAGGTATGGGAATATGGCAGCAACAAAAGAGCAGGAACGCAAGGCATTGGCAAGAATTAAGAAAATCGTTGAGGAACTGGGCGAGAATAGTTATATCGGAATGGCCTTTGAGGGTTGTTTCGAGGTAGCAGAGGAGAACATCGAGAATGACTTTGCTTGCAGCATGAAGCAGAGAGCGGAACACGCTGAAATGGAAGCCGGAAAGTACAAGAAAATGTACGAGGACACCGCAGCAGATTTCGAGGCAGCAGAGACAACTATCGCAGGACTTGAGCAGAAAGTTCTCTCAACAGCAGAGGGCGGAGCAATCAAGGCAATCCTTTATCATTACCAGACAGAGGCCACAAGACTGGCTGACGAATCAGCTCAGAGAATTGTAGAGCTTGCTGACAGCCCGGACACCCCGGAGTTTAGACAGGCAGTGCAGGATAACCGAAACAGCAAGAAACGCATGGAAGATAGCAAAGCACTTATCCAGAGAGTTCTTGACATTATGGCTTAAATTTTACCCTTAAATGACCCGAAATGGGCCACAAAACAAGCGAGCCGGGGCGCAGATACCCCGGCAGGAGGCAAAATGATAACAGAAAAACAGGCAAGAGCGCAGGGAGCCGATGATATTGATATTTTCTTAGGTATTTGCAATGAGGAAATCATTCCGTCAAGTAAGCTGTCTCGCCTTGAGCAGCTTCACGGAAAAATTGTTGGCGCACGAACAGAACCGTATCACGACGTGACAGTATATGAGGACGGTTACGAGGATTGGTTCTACATCGGAGAATAGGAGGCAAAACATGAGATATTACAGCATTATGCGCCCGGTAATGCCGGGCAGCTACCCGAAAAAGGCAGCAGCACAGGAGATTGAGAACTTCGACGAGAAAACATTCTGCGAGGAGATTGGCCGGGAGGCATGGGGCTACATCGACTACTCGGAGGAGCTTACAGAGAGCGAGGCTGCAGACTATGAGCTGGTTCCGGCAAAGGAGAACAAAGAGGAAATCACAAATAAAATCGACGCTCTGTTTGAGGAGCTTGTACCGGCCTCCGGGAAAGCAGATACCGTCGCCGGAGAAATTATCAGAGCGGTTTGCAGGATTGGCTATCGCTGGTTCAATGATGGAGACATGGTCGGCGTTGGATATGGGAAAGAGACCTGCAACCCGGCAGCGAGATATCTTGCGGAGAAAGCCGGAAGCAGGGTTGAGAGGGCTATATCGGATATGTGGGGAGATTTCCTCCCGGATGACATTTACGAGAAGCGATTACAGACCCTTAATGTGGAAGTCTTGGCGTTCCTTGATTTACACCCGGAGCTGAAAGGACAGCCGAATAGCGAGGATATGTGGGACTATAAGGACGAGGCAGAGGACGTAGACGACGACTACGAGGACGACGAGGAAGAATATGAGGAGGAAGATTACGAGGACGAGGAGGACTGGTAATCACTCCCTTAGATACAAATTTTCAAAATGGAGGACAAAAAACAATGAGCGAAAGAAAATATTTCCCTATCAATGAGAGCAGCGCAAGAACGGCGCACAACATGATGTCTATGAGAGACTATTCCGAGGGCAGCACCACAAGCGCATACCGCAGCGAGGTTGACAAGGCGTATGAGCTGGCGGATAAGGTTGCAGATAAAAGACCGGCAGAGGCAGAGAGAGCCTACCGACTGGCGGAACGCTACGCAAAGAAAATGGCGGAGTATTACAACAAGGACAGCAGTATCGGCATGATGTGTCCGTCGGTTCTTATCAGTGGAGCCGGTAACTTCCCGACTAAAAAGAAAGAGAGACAGGTCGCAGCATGGGAGCGTAACCACCAGTTCTACAACGACATTCAGAGTATTCTCAGAAAGATTGAGGGTATTCTCTACGGCAAGGAAATCATCAAGTCCGACGACGAGAGGGCAATCGAGAAGTTGGAGGAGAAACTGGAAGATTTGAAGAACCTGCAGGAACTTATGAAAGCGGCGAATAAGGCTATCCGCTTGAAAGATACAGAGGCAGGCGACGACAGGCTGAGAGAGCTTGGTTTCAGCGAGGAGGAAATCAAGAAGCTGCGCACCCCGGATTTCTGTAACAGATTGGGTTATGCGAGCTATGAACTCACGAACAACAATGCGAATATCCACCGTATCGAGGGGCGTATTAAGAGCCTCAAGGCGGCCAAAGAGAGAGGAACCTCGGAGCAGGAGTTCAAGACCTTTAAGGCGGTGGAGAACACGGAGACCATGCGATACCAGATTATCTTCGACGGAAAGCCAGATGCAGATGTCCGTACCTTGCTGAAATCCAACGGCTTCAAGTGGGCTCCGTCGCAGGGAGCATGGCAGCGTCAAATTACCGCAAACGGCAAGTGGGCGTTCAACAGAGTTATTGAGAAGTTAAAGGAAATGGAGGAGGAATAAGGTATGCTGCAAAATCTCAAATATTACAAGGAGAGTCGGGCCATGCAGGAGGCCGTAGAGGGAGAAATCCACAAGCACGGCCAGTATTACACCACCTGCGTAATCGGGGTATATTCACTCACGAGCGGTATTAAGGCGTTCCCGTGCGGGATTGGGGACGATTACGAGCTGAAAGGCGAGGAGCTGGTACAGGTGCTTGAGTTTATCCAGAAGCAGCGAGAGGCAATCGCCTCCCGCTACCCTGTAAAGACCTACGAGGGCTGGCAGGAAAGTAGCCTCCCGACATTCGAGGACTACTGCAAGCCGGGAGATACCGTGGACGAGGCAATGGTGGACTATTTTATGAACTGCGTACCGCCGGTTTCTATGAGTAGTTCGTGTGCGCAGGCAGGCGAGGCGTACAACCATGTGCCGGACGATAAGAACAGATACAGAGCAACCTATACGACGTTTGTACGTCTCTCGTCCTCTCAGTGGCGATTTGCCGGGTATTGTTACGCCGGGGAGACAACTAACCGGGTAGAGGCGGAAACGAGCCTTGAGAGGCGCATTAAGGAGGCAAGAACAAATGGATAAGGACTACAAAGAGAAGATTAGAAAGTTGCTGGCGTTGGCAGAAAGCCCGAATGAGCATGAGGCACGGGCGGCACTTCTGAAAGCCCGCCAGCTCATGGCGGAGCATAAGCTCACGGAGGCGGAGCTGAAAGATGTTGAGAAGCAGCAGGTAAAGGACGTGAGAACCGACATCACCTGCAGCAAGAGGAGAGACCCGTGGATAGTAAGCCTCTCGGCGATTATCGGAGAGAACTATTGCTGCAAAGGGTACAGATACCGCAGGTACGGAGAACAGACGAACTGTATCGGGTTTATCGGCCTTGAGGACGACGTAGAGATATGCGTCGCAGTTTTCAAATACGCCGTCGATTGCGCCCTCTCGGAGATTAAGAACATCAAGAAAGAGAATGCCTGCTATTACAGCGACTATGTAAAGAGGCTCTGCAACAGCTACGGCTATGGATTTGCCGCCGGAGTTTCGGAGGCATTCAGAAAGCAGCAGGAAGAAAATGAGCAGGGCTGGGGATTGGTTCTGGCTATGCCGAAAGAAGTCGAGGAGGCTTCGCAGCATTTGGGACATGAGCAGTTCCAGAGCCGGGCGCAGAAACATTTACAGGGCAGCGAGTATTACAGAGGTTTTGAGGAGGGGACGGAGTTTGACCCGACAAAGAGACTAGGAGAGGAGGCGACGGTATGAGCGCAGGATATGACAAGCTGAAAGCAGCGGTTGACAAGGATTGTGTAAAGGACGGCGGAACCATGCACCCGGAGGGGTGTGTGGCCTGCGGAGGAAAGTGCTCCCATAAGTATTGCGATAAGTTCAAGTGGGTTATCGACAGAGCCAAAGCCTATGGGGAGGCTATCGGGCTGAACTGGGAGGATGTTCTTGACGGCTGGGAGACCGACAGAAACTATTGGTACATGAACTACTATCAGGACTGTAACCAGCCGGAAATCAAAGCAGGGAAAGTGAGGGTATTCGGAACGATACTTGAGTTGAAAGAGGCTATCGGAGAAATGAAGTTCCGTTGCCCGTCCTGCGGAAAAGAAAGTCCGAACCCTTATGAATGTAAGGCGTGTGGCTGGAAAGTTTACGGCCTTCTGGGAGACATGGGGAAAGGCGTTTTTGTCTATGTAAAGGAACAACTCAGAGGAGAGACCATGTTCATGCCGATATCTTGGGAGGAGGACAAAGTATGATTTTCAGAAACGGCACCCACGCAGAGGAGTGGGCGGCAGCAATCTACCGGGCAGACGCACACCGGGACGACGATACAGCGAACCCGTACTTCGGGGCGAGCCTCTTTCTTATCACGGCGGTTCCGGGCCTGTATGACCGGGTAAAGGAACACATTCACAACGGCTGGGCGGACTATTCGGAAATGCTTGAAATGAACCTATCCAGTGGCGAGAGGCTTATTGTCGAGCTGGCCGGGAACTTTTACAACGGCGGTTTCTTCGACGGATACAAGCCGTCGGACATTATCGAGAAACTGGACGCAGATACCGTGGAGCTTGTCGCCAGAGCCTTTGTACTGCGGAGACAACGCATTGACATGAATACAATTTTTGACTGAAAAAAAGTTGAAAAAAATTCTCGGAAATGGTTGGGTTTCGGAACCCAAAAGAGTATAATATAATTACAGTCAAGGGAAACCAAGACGAGTAAGGCAGGCAAGGGTCGGAAAGGAGGACTTCATGGAGGAAATGACAAAGGAAGAAATGCAGAGATACCTTATCAAGGAAGCTCAGAGAGGTAGCTCGGAACTGGAAGCATACAGAAACTTAATGGAGATTCTTGGTATCGAATTTCCGAATGACAACAAAAAAGCCGACTAAATAGTCGGCAAGGCACGAGTAAGGGAGGGCGGGCTTGCCACCGCTCCCCACTCTTAAAATATTATATCACGCATTCAGCGGAATGGCAAGAGATAGGAGGTACAGAAGTTTGGCAAAAATAGGACGGCCACTCAAGGAAAAGACCGTGTTATCACATAATGTAAAAGTCCGTCTTGACGACGAGACCCACGACAGATTACTCATTTACTGCGGGAAGAACCACGAGAAAGCCACAGTCATCAGAGAGGCACTGAAAACATTCCTCGATACGGAAGGAGTACCCCACTGGGAGGACAAGGCAGAGTGAAAAAGGCAGGCAGAAAGTCGCAGATTATTTCCGGCACGGAAAAGACCGAATACCGCCGGAATGGTTCAGAATACTTTCGGAAACACTTGGAACGGGCGTGGAATTTCCAAAAATAAATCATTTAATGTACAATTAAATTAACGAATAACAGAGGGAAGAAACGCCTGTATTCAAGAGTTTCCGAGGAGAAAACAGAACAATTACGGAATTTCGGGAGTGCGATAGTTACATAATCGCCAATTCGACGGCGAAAACACCACAAAGTAAAGTATAGTAAAGTAAAGGAAAGTAAAGTAAATAATATTTATGCGATAATTCGGAAAGGAGGTTATGCTATGGCTCGTAGACTTAATAACACCGCAAAGCGTCCCAATCACCTTACGGCAGAGGAGAAGTGGGAGAGGGAAACCACACAGCTCCGCGCGCTTGCCACTTCGCAGTTTGGGGAGTATTGCAAGAACCGTTTCAATGTCCCGGAGGTGGAGGAAGCCGAAAAGACGTTCAAGGAAGCCTTGCAGCAGATTTCAGACCCGGAGCTGAGAAACACGCTTGACATGGCGACGGGAAAAATCTCATACGCCTATGAAATCTTAGGATTTTGTGCTGGACATTTTGCGCAGGACAGTAGGAGCCGGGCTGCATTTTTTTAGGCTTATTAGTGATAACCTTAGAAGTATCACTAAGAATATTCGTATTTACTGCATAAAAATACAAAAGCAGCGAATAGAAATGAGGAGGAATTTATTATGAAAAAGAAATTAGCAGCAATCGCTATGGCA